CTCCTCACATTACATAAACAATGATACTTCTATAAACGAAGAAGCGGCCCCTAAAGGCCGCCCACTCCGCTAAGTATCTCTTAGAGAACTCCTGCGAGGTAACCTTTTTCCTTAAGGTGATTTGCTACCTGCTTAGTCACTTTGTACTTCTGACCTGCCCTGAAGCTATATGTGTTTCCAGCGCCAAGAGTCATATTCTCAATGTTCTCAATAACGCGGATCTCTACACTGTCATCTTCTTTTCCGACAGTAATAACTTCGTCAACAATTACTGTTTGACGGTCTGGAACAGTAGCGTCAATAACTTCTGTCTCAAGCTTTACTTTTGCCTGAGCCGTAGCCATAGACATCTCTGCTGCTCGTTCTTCAAGTGCTTGTGCGTTCTGCTCTAAGAGCTGTTCGCGCATGACGCCTGTTGCGTCAGTGGGCTTTGCTTTAGCCATTAAATCCTCCATATTAGTAACTCGGTTAGATAAAGCGGGGACCGAAGCCCCCGCCCTTTAAGCTATTTAGTTATATTAGTTGGTTTCTGCAATGATTACAGACTGGTCAGTGATAAGACCAAGGCCGAAGATTGAGTACCAAGCAAGTGCATGCTCACGACCGAAGTCAAGGATACCGCCATCGCGGAGCTCAACTGGGAGTGAGATAGCGTGACCGAATGCGTTATCTCCAATGAAGATAGCTGAGTAGCGGTCAGATCCACCGTTACCTGTGTAGGTAGCAGGTGTGAGGTATCCTCCACCAGGTGTTACTGTTGGGTTAGCAACAGCTGTGTCAGTGGTGTAGCTGTTACCAGCACCGCCAGCGACCTTAAGAACCTGAGTGGTCTCAATGAATACGCAGTCATAGAGACGGCCGATTTCACCAAGCATGAAGTTACCTGGAGCAGCGTACTTAGTGACTTCAATGAATTCTGGATTGTCACGGAGCTTACGGCTCTGGTGTGGGTGAACGAAGCAGACATATGTCTCGCCCAACCGTGGGATGTTCTTGGTGCTTAGTGTCTCAACTGCATCCTTAACAGTGTGTGGTGTAAGGAAGAAGTTACCTGTCATATCAGCGCGAGCAGCAGCTGTTGTGCCATAGGCATACCAGTTGTTGACAGCTGAGAGGTTTGAGCGATCTTCACCGTAGATGGTTGAAGTAGCCGCGTAGAGTGTGTCGCGTGAGAGCTGATCTAGGTAGATAGCCATGTTACGACCGAGAAGACGTGAGGCTGAAGCCATTACGTCATCAAATGAAGCATTGAGCAAGAGCTCAGAAACAGCCAAAGCATAACCATGCTCTGATACTGTGATTGAGAACTGCTGTGCTGTGAGAGCGTTAGTTGTCATACGGACACCTTCAACGAGAGGTGAAGCGAATCCGAGGTTGTTGTAACGCATGAAGTTGATCTGAAGACCAGGAGCAACACCGAGTTCAGTCTTCTTGACTGCGAACTGCTCAAAGCGAAGGATTGGCATGGCCTGGAAAAGAATTTCCTTAGACCAGATTGTCTGAATCGCCTGAGTTAGCTGGGTGTTGGTACCTGAGTACGCTGTTGGTGACGCGGCAAGATTGCCTGTACCTGTAATACTTGATGCCATTTAGCTATGACTCCTTGATAGTAGTTTTTAGGTTTTTGTTTTAACCCAGTAGTCCGCGACTCTTACCCTGAGCACCTGGGCTCAAGATACGACTGCGATATTTTGCGTATTCGTTCATCGGCATGGCTGCAATTTCTTCAGCCGTAGGCATACGTTGCTCCGAATTAGTTTCCAATGGTCCAGCTGGTGGCAAAGTTGCACTTGTACCACGCATATCTCTGCGCTGCTGCTGGAGAGCAGCTTGTGCAGATTCCAGAATGCTTGCAGATCGTTCTTTCAACTGCTCCACGCTCTGAGCTAACTCCTCTGGGGTATTACCCTGAATGAAGTCAACGAGCTGCGGAATGATGTTGTCACGTTCTGTTTCAAGCAATTGCTGGCGATAAGATTGCAGATTAGCAAACTCTTTCTCGCGCTCCAGAAGAGCGAAGGCTCGTTCGCGTTCGTTACGCTCGCGCTCCAACTGCTCTTGCCACTCTTGCTCTTTAATCTTAAGAAGGTCCTTGGCGTCCAAGTCATCCTCAAGCTTAGCTTTTTCTTTAGCTGCCTTTTTAGATTGCTTTTCAACATCTTCGGCTGCTTTGCGAGCGGCTTTTTCTTCTTTATCTTTCTTAAGAGATAGAACTTCTTCCTTCAATCTTTCAATCTCTGGATAGAGTTTATCTTTCTCCTGAGAACGAACCTTAGCTAGATCTTCATCTGTATAAAACTTCTGATTGCTAACTGGTTCTGTAGTAGTAACAGTAGGCGCGTCAACGCCCGACACATTTACGACTGGAGCTGTATTGGCTTCAGCTTCAAAAGCTGCTGCCATTTGTTCTGCTGTTTCTGACATGCTTATTTCCTTACATCCTAGGGGTCGTTTTCCGAATGCCTTGCGGCGTAGCACATATGACCTAACGAGTTTTACTGTCTTTATTTTGACAATTTACTACGAGAATGTCAGCCTAAATAGCTTTATTTCTCGTAATCTTGCGGCACCCTTCGTTGAGGAAGTTGTGTTCCGTAAGCATCTGTTACGAGGCGTACTCGTAGTTGCTGGTCACCCATTTGGGCCGCAACTGTCGCCTCATCAAGCACTACTGGTTCAGTAGGCTGCATTGGTACTTCTCCGCCAGCGGCGCCAGTACCTGTTATTGGAGTAGAAGGTTTGCCAGCCGCTCCTGGCTGAGCGCCAGTAAGTGTGACAATATCCTGCTCAATCTGTGTTTGGATGAGCTTAAGAGCACCATCTGCCATAGCATCGTCTTGAAGCTCTTGACGAATCTCTGTGAGCTTCTCTGCTGGGAACTCTTCGCCTAATGTACGCAAAGCGCCTTCCTTAGACTCAAGGCCAAGAGATAGCTTGCTCTGGATCTCATTAAGAGCGATCAACTTATCTAGTGGAAGTGGCTGTGGGAAATGAACGTAAGAGCGGTATGTAAGCGGGTCATTAAAGTCTAGCTGTGCTAGTTGTCCTTGCTTTAGAGGGGTAGTACTAGCGTTAGGGTCCCAAGTAAAGGTCTCTGGCTCTTTAAGAGCAAGATTAAGAAGGATTAACTCATTTACGCGCTCAAGACCATGAGCATACTGAATAATCTTCTGATGATAACGGTTCATCAAAGGTTGGAACTGAATAGAAAGAGCAACGCCTGATGTATTAGAGATAGGCTGTGCTTGACCAAGAGCGGTCTCTGGTACACCAATCATTTCGTGCATGGACTTCTTCATCATAGCGAGGAATTCCATAGCACCTTTTAGACCTTGGGCACCGCCTTCAAGGTTCTCTACTCGTGCGTCTTTTGGTAATCCGCCCCAGACTTTATTAGCGCCCTTCTCAAGCTGAGAAGCTTTAGCACCGATGATGACGGTGACTGGCGCCGCGTGGTAATTAACAATGTCAGCAATATCCGTAGCAGTTTCATTGTAAGCTCGGTTAATGTTGATAATGTCATAGCAATCAGCGAGACCCCAAGGGCTACCACTGATACGAACATTCGGAATATGTACAACGGGGATAGTACCAAGTGGGTTAGGGCGCGAGTCAATAAGTTCGTCGTTGATGTATTCTTCAATAATGTCATCAGTCAAGATTTCTGTGTAGGTAAATACTTGACGAGTACCTTCAAGTGAAGTACCCCAGAAGCGATACTTAAGCTTAAAACGAATAAGGCGCTCGCGGTCATGTGGATGGAACTCGGGGAAAGCAAAAGAAGAATTAAGAGGAAGTATACGAACCCGACCAGGGTGCTTACGCCCAGCAGGGTCAACATAGGCCTCTTCATAAGCCACCTTGATAAAACAGTCACCTGACACCGTTCCTTGCTGACCAATTTCCCATAGGACTGTAGCTTTGTTGTTATCTACTTCCCATACGCGCTCTAGTAGATCTGGAACGATAGCTTCAGTCTCTTTAGGGCTACGGAAGTTAACACCTTTACCAAAGGTGAAGTTAATAAGAAAGTCTGTAAAAGCGCGGTAATAGTTAAGAACCATCTGTGTTTCGCCAGTCTGACGGCGATATGAGTAATGGTGGCCAAGATACATAGCCCAGTTAAGTGAGTAGCGATTTAGGCGTGGGCCATGGACTTCAAATTCTTCATCTGCTAGTTCTACCAATCCCAGAGGGGAAATGGAGATAGTTAGGTCAGAGGACGCTGCACGATAACTCGGAGGCGAGAAATCAATACCGCTCACAAATTACCTCTTTCCATAAGAGCTAAAGGTTACCACTAAATGTCTACTTATCAACTAAGCGACACACTGTTATCTGAAGCGTTCGCCTCGGATTAAGTTATGACCAACGTCCTTGGTAACTTTTTTCTTTTCTAATGCTTCTTTTTTATCTCGCTCTTCTTGTACGTAATCTCTGAAGCGAGGGTCTACATCCTTCTTAGATTTAACGTACTGGCCGCCCATTTGAGCATAACGAGTATGAACCCAGTGAGCTGCTGCTGGGGAAGGGTAGGTTGTAAATTTAGAGCGAGCTTGCGCAACAACCATGTTATATAGCTTTGGGTTAGCAGGTTCCTGCTTAACCGTCTTTTTTACTTCTTTACCCGCAATGAGTGCCATTAATTATCCTTAGATAGGCTCTCGCCCCCGCAGCATGGTGGGATGCTGGGGGACGAGAAACTTATTTAATTAGTCGCGAACGACTGCAGCGTTGCCAGCCTGCTGGTGCG